CAGGACTCCACCGTGAAGCGCGTTTTCATATCGGAGGAAGGCATCACATTGGTGGCGGACAATCCGGCGGTCTTCCGCCCGCGCTTCTTCTCGAATGAGGATTGTCTGACGCTTCCGGTGCAGATCCTCGGCAGGGTGATTTCGATTCAGCGGGAAATGTAAAAAGCCGCCCCGAAGGGCGGCAGGGAGGACTTGAAATGATTGCAGCATTATACGCTCGTTACAGCTCAGACAATCAGCGCGAAGAGTCTATTGTGGCGCAGTTCCGCGCATGCCGTGAGTATTGCAAGCGCAAAGGATACACCATCATTCACGAATACGCGGACGAGGCGTACACGGGAACGAACGACAACAGGCCGCAGTTCCAGCAGATGCTCGCCGATGCCGAGGCCGGGATGTTCGAGGTCGTCATCGCGCACAAAATAGACCGCATCGGCAGGAACGCCTATGATTTCTACAAAAACTCACACCGGCTGCAGGTCGCAGGCGTTCAGATGGAATTCGCAGCGCAGGAGATACCGAACACGCCGGAAGGCGGCATGATGAAGGCCGTCATGGCAGGCGTCTCCGAGTGGTATTCAGCGAACCTTTCCCGCGAGGTAAAGAAGGGAAAGAGAGAGAACTTCCTTTCCGGTAAGGCAGCCGGAGGACAGCCGCTCTATGGCTACGATTACGCGCCGGATAAAAGATACGTCATAAACGAGACAGAGGCCGTGGCCGTCCGGACGATGTTCTCCATGTACGCCGCCGGGCAGTCATACCACGAAATCCTCGACTGGCTTTCCATCCACGGATACCGCACGAAGCGCGGAAACCTGTTCGGAAAGAATACCATTTATGATATCTTTCGGAATAGGCGATACATCGGATGGAACGTGGCGGGGAAATACAGGCGGACCGGAAAGCCAAGGAACAGCCACGCGCCGGATGACGAGAACGTGCAGATCATCAAAGGCGTGTGTCCGGCCATTATCGAAGAGACGCTCTTCTGGGAGGTGCAGAAAAGGATGGATGCGAATAAGTGCTGCGCAGGCGGCAGAGCGAAGGCGAAAGTTCCCTATCTGCTTTCCGGATACGTCTTCTGCGACGTGTGCGGCGAGGCGATGTCCGGAGCGTCGAACGTCAGCCCGAAGGGAGTCCGCACGCGATACTATCGCTGCGGGAAGTATATGCGGCAGGGAAAGCTCGCCTGCGCGAACCGCGCCATCAAAGCCGACGATCTCGAAAAAACAGTGTTCGACCATCTGCGCAGCGTACTCTATGACGAAGGCGTGCTGAACACGCTCGTCGAAAAGGTTCAGGTCGAATACGCGAAGCTGGTCGACAACGAGGACGCCAGCCGGAAGATGATGGTTGAAATGCGGGATAAGGCCCGGAAGCAGATGGATAATTTCTATGACCGGATCCGCGCCGGGATCCCGCTCGACGAAATCGACGAAGCGGAATTCAAGAACACGAAGGACGCCTTCCGAACGGCCGAGCACAACCTGCAGCAAATCGAGAAAAAAGGACGCCTTCCGAAAGTGCCTCCGGCGAAAATCAGGGAATACATCCACAAGACCTTCGGCGAAATGACGGAAGACATCCAAAACGACGAAAAGAGCACGGCAAAATACCGTGCTCTCCTCGAAAATCTTGTGGACTCTATCCGTGTAGCACCGTCAACCGTAACGATTCGATTAAAAGTGCGATGCAGCTGGTGCCTCAGAGTGGAATCCGACAGTATAGCATTTATATTAGATTTTGTGCTGCCACGACCTAAACCGTACCAGCGACGCCGATGTGCATGAATCAGTCCCCGCGAGAGCGGGGATTTTTATTTTGCGAGCCGATAACCAATAAAGCCGCTGATAAGCGTCGCAATCTGCCATTCAAGTCTCTGGCGTTCGAGCTGCGCTTCCCTCTTTCTCCACGCTGCTTCCCGCGCCTCAATTTCCGCCTTCGTAGCTTGCAAAAATTGATTCGCTTTCGTCAGCGCATCGGATGCCGTAGCGGATTCGCTCTTTTGCGTTGCCAATTCGGCTTTCAGCGTTATCAATTCCGTCCGCTGCAATTCGTATTCCTTCCGCAGCGTTTCCAATTCCGCTTTCGAGGTTTCCAATTCCCTCTCCGACTCGTCCAAGGCTGCCCTCGATGCGTTCAAGTCCCTGTTCGCTTCGGTCAAGGCTTCCTCTGATTCGGTCAAGGCTTTCCTTTGCTCGGCGTTGTTCTGTCTTAATCTGATCCAATCCTTCTTCGATATGAGAATCATTTCCTCTTCCGCCCCGCCCGCAGCTTCCGAGCAGGAACCAACAGATGAAAAAGACAAGAATAATACTGCCAGCAATGCAGGCATAATATACTTTCTTGCTATCCTCCACATTCTCTCACCTCCGAAAAATCCTTCAATTTTTCATAGATACATTTCCAGCTATGAAAATAAGGCTATTTTTTCATAGCGTGATTTCATACGTATAATCGTATGAATGGTGCCCGAAATAGATGATTCCCCGCTCCTCATCGATATGATGATAGGCTCCCGGGAAGGACGCCCGCAGGGATTCATTCGGGCATTTGCTTTCCTTCATGATGCTCTGGATCTTCTGCCGCTCGAAGTCGGAAAGCTGCGTAATGCTTTTAATCAGCATACTTACACCCCGCTCAGATAATCGGTGACGCCGCGGGCGACGGCGCGGGCGAAATCGTCCTGCCGGTCACGAAGCAGCAGCGCGTCCGACGTGTTGTCGATGAACGCCAGCTCCACCAAAACGGCGGTCATGTCGGTGCCGTTCAGGACGGCGAGATTGTCCCGATCCTTGACGCCACGATCCAGCAATTCCTCGAACGTGTCCAGAATCTGGCTCTGGATGCACGCCGCCAGCTTGTGGCCTTCCCTGTCGGTGGGGTGCGTCAAGGTCTCGACGCCGTGCGCGGTTTCATTGAAAGCGTTGCAGTGAATCGAGACAAACAAATCCGCGCCCCACTCGTTCGCGGCCTCATAAATCCCGGAAAGGCTTTCGCTCTGGAGGAGCTGAACCTCGCACCCGGCGTCCGTCAGATATTTTTCGACGAGCTGGCCGACCGCCAGCGCGACCTCATTCTCCGCCATGTCGAGGTACGAATTGCACGCGCCCGGATCATAATCCGGTGTGCCCTTCAGATCCAGCTCATCATGTCCGGGATTCAGGAATACTTTTGCCATAATACCGCTCCTTTCAAGCGTTCCGCGTAGAAAAAGCCCGGTGGGCGGCGGTCAAAATTCCCGTGATAGATTTATCGCGGAAGGTCTTTTTCGTCGCTTCACGGGCTTCCTACGAGGTCATTATTTTAGAACGTCTCTTTTTTTCTCCAAAATATTGTGTAATTGCTCCGCCTCTTCCACTCCGGCGTCCTGCAGATTTTCGACGATGCTGATCAGCTCCGTTATGGATAGATAACCCGCTAAGAGCACGACCGCCCACGTGGGCTTTTCCATTGCCTGCATCATGCTGTCAACGGTGGCGCCAGCGAAGACGACCAACAGATACACGACCACTTTCCCGAGGAACCGATGCTTCATCGCCTCTGATTTAATGTATCCAGCCGCCCGCGCTGCGGGAATAGATTTCACGCATTGCCACAATGTCGGATTCTTCTTGCGCTTGCGCTTGGTCAGATATTCATGGGAAAGGGAAATCCATTTCGTGATCAGGTCGATGATGATGAGGGCGACGAACGCGAGGAGGAGCTGGCCGTGCATCGAACAAGCCGAGCCGACGAAGGCAGCGCCCGCGAGTTTAATCGCCCAGTTCTCGCCGAGGTGCCCGAGCGTGCCGATCATGTTTTGGTAAAGCTCCGACAAATCCATTTCACTCACCGTCCTTCGAGAATGAGACGGTCGCCCGCGTCGCAATCATCGCCCGCGTGTCCACGTCCGCTTCTTCTTTTACTTTGTACCCTAAAAAACATTCTTGATGAACAGTCCATCCCCACAGCGTGAAAAGCGGGGCCGTGCTCTTGTAGCACCACGCCCGATCCAGCCACCAGAAAGGCACATCCTCATGCAGATATTTCGTCTGGCCGTCGTTCTTCTTGATGTCCCACCGGATGCCGGGCAGTACGCCGAATACCCAGAACGTCCAGCCATACGCGCAATTTCTGGTCAACCAATACACGCGGCAGATATAGCGCTGGATAAGTTCCCACGTCGTGAAGTCGTTGTCGATGCAGGTCGTGAACCATCGCTCACGCCCCTCCGCGGCCAGCTCCGGCGTCGTGCTTCGGTATTCGTTGTAATGACGTTTCCAATCATAAAGCAGGAATTCCGGGAGCTGCTTGTTTTCGGTGACGTCGCTCGGGTTGCAGCTATTATCCCAAGTTTGCCACAGCTGCAGGAATCCGGGAAGCTCGCCGTCATCGTTGCAGAATAGCACCACGATCGGGTTCGTGATGTAGCAGATAGCGGACACAATCAAGGACAACGGGGCCATAATTAACCATCTGATCATCAGTCTTCCTCCAATGCCTTCTCGACTTCCTCGACAGTGAAATTCAGGCGCCAGAAATCGGAGCCCGGGTTTTCCTTATAGACGACCTGCATATAAGTCGTTACCTCTTCGCCGGTGCTCTGGTCCGTGGAGTGGCGCTCCTCGACGCGGTGCGTGTCGTCGACGATGCCCTGCGACGGATC